ATGAGCTTTCTCTAAAGGCAAAGACTCGTGCTTTTTGAGCTTGTCTTCTAGTCTGTGAAGCTCGTTTTCTGTTTTCTTTTCGTGCTCACGAACCACGACATAGTGTGATTTGGGTGACTTGTATTCTTTACCTTCAATTTTAAAATTCATACCATCTCCAATGCTTGTGTAGTTACTTGTGAAATTCTTACAGTCCAACCCTTCCCAAAATGTGGAAAAGTGTCCAAACCTTCTAAAAACCTTTGTCGTTCTGTGTCAAATTGTTTGATCAATTCGTCAATCTTTGCTTTACCGACTTGCTCTAGGGTTTCAGGCCCCATCACACCGTCAGCCTTTAACGATAATATTCTCTGAAGAAATGATACGCTACGGCTAACACCAGAATTAACGGCACAATCAAACATAGCATAATCCAACCCATTAGGTAGATTGTCACCATGTATGTGATCCCAGTAAAGCATCTTATAGATTGGTGCAACATCTTCATGTGTTAGCCCTCTCATAGTCGCCTCGTCAACTGGGTGACCGACATACTTCTCGTACACGGCTTTGGTCACTCCAAGGTTAGTCATTCCACCTGGATCTTTGGGATCGTTGACGTACCCGCCCTCGTGAACCAAGAGCATTTGTAAAGATTTGGTAAAGTTTTCTTTCATTTTGTCGGTTGTGATTGATGGAGCATTGCATCTTTGGCTTGTGAGCCTGCGCTAGATCCAAAGTAAAAGGACATGATAGCAGTCCATGCAGTACCTAGTGACCCAAGCATCAATAATAACGCATCTGAAGTCTTAAATGTTTCCATCATAAGACCCACTAATATTCCAAAAAACCCGACTGTCACCAATAAGGCCAACAAGGGTGGAATAATGGAATGAGTGTTTTGTTGTAAATCACGGGCAGATTTTCTGTCCTCAGTTGCCAATTGCTCAAAATCTAACCCTAGCTCCTGTGCTTTGGCTTTAAGCGCAATTTCTGCTTGTTGTATAGATGCAACTTGATCGGCAGTTAGTTTATTATCTTCAATGCTTTTTTGAATGTCCTCAGACTTCATACCCAAAGCAGACTCTAGGGCAGAAACAGCCATACCCGCCACAGGAGTGCCAAGGCAAGATGCCACAGTCGGGGCTAATTGTTCAATTGTTGTTAACCAGCTCATATCTATCCTTTAAGCACAATACTTAGGCCAATAGCCTGTCTTTTTGAAAATACGTTCACACTCAATTGTCGTGTCGTCAAAATAATGTTTTCTAAACTCAATGTCCCACTCTTGTTCTTTTTTACGGCTTTTGTAATCTTGATTGATTTCGTACATCAAGCCTGCAATGACAAGGGATACCACCAAGACCGCAATACCGACTGCAATTCTAAACTGCCATCTCTCCAGTTGTTGCGATCTTCTTCTTTGGTCAGCCTCTTCTTTTTTTTTAACTTTACATCAAGTTTGGCTTTTTCCTTCATCAACCTATCACGCTCGGCACTAAACTCAGTCCAAACCGCACCTAGCTCTGGCGGTGATTCATAAACTAACATCTGCCTCAGATCGTACTCAGCCTGTTCTAATTGTTTCTTTTGCAGTACGTTTTCTAGCGCAATAGATTGTATTGACTTACCCCGTGGAGGATTCTTTTTGCGTTCCTCGGCCTGTTTGACAACGTTGTCTTGGTGGTCAAAGAAAGACCCAAGCGCCCCACTCAGCTCATTAACAATGTGGACAACTTCACCGCCTGTGGATTTAATTTCCTTGTAAGCAGCAATTCCGCTTTTTACTGCGGAGAAAGCCATCATCGCTAATGTAAACGGATCCATTATTTAAGCGTGAAATAATGTGACATAAACCCAACTAAACTGGATAGTCCTGATACCACCATCATTCCCACCCAAAACCCGCCTCTTGATTTGTCAGCCATAGAAATTAGCTTATCAATAGATTCTTCAAGTTTGTCAATCTTGCGTTCCATTGAATCAAATTTCTTTTCGTACTCTTCGACCCGTTGCCAAAGAGCACCATACTTGACTAAATCAATATCAGCCATGATTATGCTTTCATAATGAACGCAAGTGCATAATACGGAGGCATATTAGCGCCAGAACCGCTTACACCAGCAGTATTAACAGTTGTGGATGTTGCTACAGTAATTCCAGTAGATGCTGTAGCAGTACTGATATTGGCCTGAGTTGCGCCAATAGATACTGAAGTATCTGATATACCAGCGCCTGTTCCCGAGCTATTAGAACCGTTATATTGCTCAACGTGAGCATGTTGTGGATCAGTAACTGTGGAAGTAGACGAAGCGGTATGTGTGTGAGATACAACTATTGCATCTTTTGATCCACCAGTTGAACCAACTGAATAACTGTTACCCGCTCCCAATATAAATGAATCACGCAGATCAGGAGTGCCGTTTTGACCATTACAAAGATACCATCCGCTAGGGATAGATCCAATTGCGCCCGACCATATTGAAATCAGTCCGCTAGGAATTGTTGCGCCACTACTGGGTTGTGTTCCTACAATTCCGTAAAGATTGTCGTATGTTTGTATGGTGTTAAAACTAGAATCTTGTAGCACAAACTTATAGTTGTAGCCATAAGTTAGCCAGATTTCAGTCTGTGGTCTGCCATCAGTACCTAAAACGATAGGATTGGTGTTTGCATATACCCCAGCATTGTCAGAATATGTCGCAAGGGAAGTTGTACTCCCTGCTTGGTAGGTATATATTAGACCGCCTGCAAGTGGCAAGCCTGTTGTGGTAAAGAATTGAAATCCGTTACCAATGGGTGATAGATTTACGCTCATTGTTGTCCTTGTAAAGATTGCAAATATTGGTTAAAAGAAGCGCCAGGCAATTTTTGAACACCTAATTTTTTAGGCATTTCTAGCATACTTCTTAGTGTAGTATTTTGTAATCCTTGTTCAAAATATGGATTTCTGATTGCTTTTTGTAACAAATAAGGTGCTGCAACTCCAGCCAATCCAGCTTCAGCAGCAGTATCAAAATCACCACCATAAGCACTTGTTAATGCACTACTTGCTACGCCTGGCAACAATAGAGCAGCTCCTCTAGCAATTGTTCCGCTATTTGGTGTTTTATCTCTTAGTAATAAATTACCAGAATGTGCCAATTCAACTAATGATTGGTCACCTTTACCATATATGGAAGCTGCTCTGTTTGCTTTGCTACCAAGAACAGTAGAAAGTCTTGCTGGGCTAATATTTCCTGTTCCTTCTTTATCAATTGCAGACTCAATTGTTTTCATGTTTCTAAATTGAGATCTTGCTTCTCCAAATGCTTTTTTGTCTGCTTCAGGTAAAGAATTATTAATAGCATCCATTAAGGTGCTTCTTAATTGTTTTGCATAATGAGACAAAGTTGTGTCTTGAGTATTACCAGCATAAAGATCTAAATCTTTCTTTATGTCGTAAGCATCTTGACCTTTTATTTGACCATTTTCATCAACAGTTTTAAATATCCTATTTGCAAGATTTGCAATTGGTTTTTTCTCTGCAATGTTGGCTTTTTCTTGTATTGTTGCTATTTTTGAAACAACATCATCGCCTAAATTAACATTATTGTTATGTAATACATCTTTAAATACTTTATTGATTCTTGAACTTGCTTCACTCATTGTTTTTGATGTGGCAGCATTTTCTTGTGATCCAATAGTATTTAATACCGCTTTATTAAAAGCACTTTGTTGTTCAGCGGCAGATTTTTGCTCAAATCCCGCAGTCAAAGGATTGCTGTCCAATATTGTTTTTGCTCTTGTCAATAAAGCAGATCCAGTTGCTTGAGCTGCATCTAATGGTACGCCTGCATTTCTTAAAACTTGTACGGCTTTTTCTACATGAGGCGCAATAGTTTCCTGAATAGGTTGTGCTATTCTGCCCAAAGCATTTACAGCACCAAGTCCAAGTCCACCAGCAACAGCTCCTGCGCCAGTATTGAACAATTTGCTTTCGTCTTGCAATGTAGGTTGTAAAGCACCTTGTAAAGCACCAACTCCAGCAGCTGCTTTATAAGTTGTTGGGTTAATCAATGCTTCACCTAAAGCTGGAGCAATTTGAGCACCTTTTAATAATGCTCCACCCAATAAAGTTGTTCCAATATTTCCACCAACGTAACCCGCCATACCTGGCACAGTTTCCATCATGGCTTGGGATTTTTTTCTTTCTTCTTCTATTTGCTTTTGTGTTTGAGCTGCGGATTCCTCAGCAGTTGGCATACCCATTTTTTGACCAAATTTAGCAATAGCAGAATTTTTAAATTGTTTTTCTAAAAATTGAGCAGGGACATCTAACAAAGATTTAGCGCCTTGACCAAGATCAGTTAAAGACTTTTTAGCGCCTTGCAAAAATAATTCTTTATCACTTGCTTGAGCAGTTTTGGGTTCTTCATTCCATTGAACTTTAGAAACGTCAATAGATGGGGTAGATTGTTCATCATCCCATTTAACTTGGTTTGGATCAATTTTAAAACCAGAACTTACTTTAGTAAGATATTTTTTAGTTTCTTCCGCTGGTGGTTCTTCACCTTTGGCTACGGCTTGCCCTGCTTTTGTACCACCGTTATAGTGAGCAATAGCAGCTTTTAAACTGCCATCATATTGCTTAGTTAGATCTGCCAAATATTGAGCAGCACCTCTTGCAGAACTTACTGGATCATTAGGATCTACTCCGTATGCTTCAGCAGTAGATGGCATGAATTGAAATCTGCCTCTAGCACCTTTGGGACTTACAGCAGTATCTCCACTATTTTCTGCATTTTGAATAGCGGTCAAAGTACCTTCAGGCAAATCATATCTACTTTCAAGTGAAGCATACAAGTTTTGCATTATTTATACTCCACAGTTCCGTCTTCATATTGAACAACTGGTTTTCCATTATAAGAACCAGTTTTTACTACTTTACCATGACTTTTAGGCGCAACTTGAGATTTAGATTGAGGTTTTTCTTGAGGTTGTTCTTTGGGTTGTTCTTTAGATCTTACATATTTATCTAAGATCATTTGTTGAGCTTCTGCAGGATGAGTATCAGGATTTAATGATTTGCTCTTTGTTTTATCAAGTAAAAACTGTTGCTCGTCATAACTCATTTGGTTTTGTCTATGAGCAAAATCAAAGAATCTTTGTAAAGCTCTTGGATCTGTACTTACATCAGGATTATTTTCTAAATAATTATTCATCATGGCAGCAGTCTGCTTATCTGCCAATTGCCCTATTCCTGAAGTTATTGATTGAGCAATAAACTTATTGAATGATTGAGTAGCAGACAAATCACCACCCGCAACCTTGTCAACCAATTCTTGAGGTGCGCCAACTGCCTGAAGTTTTTGAGCCAAGCTTTGATAAGTTCTTGCCCCAGCTCCAGGCTTAAACTGTTTCATCAAATTTTCGGCTTCATTAATTCTGCTATCTATTTGTATTCCAGAAGATACTCTATCTGTAAGACCTTTTTGATAGTCACCAAAATTTTGAACACCCACCGCTGTAGGCAACATAACATTGGCAGTTTTAGGAGTTTTAATTTCTCCAGTTGCTTTATTTTGCAATATTGGCTGACCAAGTTTATTTTCAGCAAAACTAGGTAAATTAGCTTGATATTGTTCGCTTTCTTTTCCTGAGCTTCCAAGAGCAGATGCTTTAATTTGTTGATAAGCATCGTAATCTTTTTTTGCAACAGCATCTTCTAATTGTCCTAAAAAATTAGATGGATGCTTTTCAAGTCCAACAGCTTCACTACTTTTACGAACAATATCTAAAGATTTTTTTAAAGCATTTTGATTTACTTCACCAGTTTTATCCACAAAATCTTTAATTTCTGGTAACGCATTAATCATTCTCCTAGCGTAATCTTCACCAGAAACAAGATAATTTCTTTTAGATTGCTTGGCTTCTATACCAGATTTACTAGCTTCTGCTTCAGCTTTTTCAATAATTAAAGGGTTTAATTGTTGCGCTTGTTGATAATTTTGTTGTGAAATCTGATTGGCTAACTGAGCTTGTTGTAATTGCAAAGGATTTAACTGCTGGGCTTGTTGATAAGCCTGAGCATTACGGGCAACATTGAGCATATCCCCAAGCGAGGTTTGCGCTTGAGGTTGTACAGTTATCGGGTTGAAATTAAATCCTGCCATATTAATCCTTATGCTTGAGTGCCATTGGACATACCAAGAACTGTGTTGGGGTTATATCCATTGGGCGCTGCAACGCTTGGGTTTTGATTTAACAAAGAATACAAAGCCACGTTGTTTCCAATACTGTTAAGAGCACCGCCATAAGCCTGTGCAGCGTTAACTTGTCCTTGTCCTAATGCCCCTGCTGCGCCAACACCTAATTGACCCATTGCGTTTGTGGCATTAGTTCCCGCAGCATTAACTGCGTTTTGACCAGTTTGACCAATTCCTGCAATACCTGCCAATGTGTTGTAAATGTTTGATCTTTGGTTATTAAAATTATTAAACGCTTGTTGATAAGCATTGCCTGCAAAGTTTTGTGTGAATTGCTGTAAACCTTGAGCAGCGTTTCCACCACCACCATTTACATTATTTAATGCGTTTGTAGCACCTTGGCCTTGTTGTAACTGAAAAGCGTAATTGGGAGCTAGATTTGCGTTTAAGTCCTGATCCCCAAACTGACGGGTTAAATAACCAGATCCTTGAGCAGTTCCAATAGGATTACCATTAGCATCAAATTGTTGATATGTGCCAGATCCTAAAGCACCAATTTGATTTAGGGCGTTATAACCAGTAGCTCTTTGGGGAGCTTGTTGTTGGTTAATGGTGTTGAATTCTTGTTGCTGAAGTGCTTGTGCGTTAGCAGCAGCTTGCGCCTGTTGATTCGCTGCGTTAGTTGCAGCATTTGCAGTCATATTTGCCCCAAGCAAACCAGCTACAGCGCTTCCTCCAATTGCCCATCCTATTGGCATAATTATCCCCTTTGAATTAAAACTTCATCCACCTTGGACGGATCTTTCACGTCTGTGGCATGAATACAAAACCATACAGAATCTTCAAGCGCTTCAACAGAATGATGTATACCAGATTTTATCTCTATACACGCTGGTGCGCTATATGATTTTTGACCATCATCAGTCCTGACAATTACGACCCCTTTAGCCAAAATACTCAAATGACTATATTCATGGGCGTGCATCCCTGCCATAAATCCTTTGGGAATTGTCATTTGTTTGGAATATAAACCATCAGAAAAATGATGGACTATGCCTAAATCGCAAGCAATTTGCCCATTTAACTGATTAAAAATATCTGCGTGGTTCATATTAATTATTGTAATAGGGGACTTTGTACTGTTTACCTTGGACCGTGACAATCATGAACCCAGCAGGCTTTGCTGGTAACGTAGCATTTCCCTGTGTCGCAGTTGGGGCGCTCGTAAAGTTCAGAAAGTTCAAAAAATACTGCATCCAAGGCCGACTAAGCCTATTTGTCTGCGGATCAAGCACAGGCGCTTGGGGTATGCCTTGGGTGACTTGATTACTCAATTTTCACCCTCCGATGCCTTCAGATTGGCAGAAATGATTACAGCATTGACAGGATCAGTCACAACGACCTCGTAAACCCTATCCCTTGCCGTACCCATTCTTCTCCAAATGGCACGATTCTTGTATTTACCTTCTTGACCAATTGTGACCCAATATTCCCGTGACCAAGTAGATCCACCATCATTTGACCATCTCAGCATAGCCTGTGGATAAGTTGTGGTTTTGGTGACATCTGTGGGTAGGGACACGCCAGTTGTTCCGACACCAGGTTGAAATTGAATCTGGAATTCGTCAAAGAATTGGCGTTGTAAGTCCGTGACCAAATGTGGTGCACGCCTAAGTCTGCGGATATTTTGTCCGTTATCCGTATAGTTATTGGGATCTAGTTCATAGATTTGACCGTTTTGCCAGTCTCCAACCAACACCATGTTTTGGAATACGGCAGAACAATTCGCTCTACATCTGTGGTAAGTATTGGTGTTATCGCACCAAAGCCACTTGTGCCACATACTTGTTGTGAAATCATACGCCCAAGTAATATCGATTGTTGGGAAAGAGATTACATAAACCTCGTGCCCTTCTAGTTGATAAGTAAACGCTACGGCATCTTGAACGTATTGATTGACTAAAGTATTCTCTACCGCATGGGTGGATATTCTCTGAGGAATATACCCGTTCATCATCATAATCTGAGCTTGACCCCGAATATTACGGCTAAGGTAAGCAAAAGAATTACCAAGTCTGGCAACGCTAAATTTAGCCACAATTCCGTGCTGGGTAGAAGTTCCAGGGATTCTTTGGAATGGGAACGGGAATGTACCAGCATCCACCCAAACCTCGGATGATTCCTCACCCATTAAATAAACTTCTCTGTGATCAACAATAATCGAGACTAGGTTATCAGGCGCACCGTCTTTGTTTCCGTAAGACAATGCTGGGGTGATGGGACTGAGTATCCCAGATGCTGCCCATTGCTGAGTGCCTGGGTTGTTATAGACAAAATAATTGTCCACAATGTCCACAATATCTGCGCCCGTAAACGCACCGTCTGAGCTTGGCAATACGCTAAAGTTAAGCGCATACATGGTTTCAGATGTGGCCTCAGTCTGGCTTGGGCTGACCTTATAGCTACCCGTTCCACCAGCTCCTGTACCAAAGGTCAACGTTAAGGTTAACCCAGTACCTGACCCTGTTGTTGTAGTCGATACGTTATTAATTGGTTGGGTTGTATATGATCCTTGAGAATAAACTGTCAACCCAGTTACAACACCAGACGTTACAGAAGATACGGTATAAACTTGTGGCGTAGATCCGTAAACACCGCCCACAACCGTGACCTGATCGTTTACTGCGTATCCTGTACCGCCAGAAACAATTGACTGACTGAGAACAATATTATTGCCAAGTGCGGTAATAACTGTGCTAGATGTGACTCCAGATCCTTGGACTGTCTGGCCTAAATATAACGTACCACTAGCCACCGCAGTTACGCTTAAAGTGGTAGCCGAAATTGTCCCAGTAAACACCGCAGCGACCGCAGTCGAGTTCATTGTCTCAGCAGTAGAAACGGTTTGACTGATATTAATAGTGTATGTACCAACGCCACCCGATCCAGTTCCTAGTCCTGTGATAACGGTTTCCTGTGCTATTCCAACGCCAAAAAGCGACTGAGACACCCCAATCGTTCCGTTTTTAACCGCAGTTACTGTAAGCGTAGTCCCAGAAATTGTGCCTGTAAATACCGCAGTTGAGGGGCTAGAGATTCTCCAAGAATACCGATAAGTGCCGTCAGTAATATAAACGTAAGTGCCGTTGTCCGTGATTCCAACTTGCCCCGTAGTAGAGTTAAGTTGCCCAATCATTGTAGGAATAAATGTGCTTGTCAGCGAATAAACGTATTGTCCGCAAACCGCAATTAATTGGGTACTGCCTGACAAAGTACGCATCCCACGAATAGGCGCTTGGTTTTGAAACGCTACAACAGATGTTAGACCTGGCGTTGGATACAAAGCGACCACACCCCGAGTGCCTGGGGCTTTTAAAGGATCGACCTCTGGCCTCCAATTTATGCACTCTTGAGCATCTTGGTATATAGATGGGGCTGAATAGGATGGGCCAACAAAGCCAAAGTCTGCCATTATTCCTCCTTATAAGACTTACCAGCAAGCAAAGTTTTCATGCTTGGCAGACTTATTCCGAATTGTTTGGCTAATTCTCTTGTGCTCATACCGTTCTTTTTTAATTCTCTTGCTTGTCTTGCTTGAACCATTGTTAGTTTACATCTTGGCCCTTTATCACCTTTGTAACTAGGGCATCTACCTTTTTCAGCTTTGTCAGCCATGTTTTCAGCATGAGTACAAACCTTCAAATGTTTTGGATTACAACAAGATGGATTATCGCAACTGTGCATTAAAAATCCAATTTCATCTGAACTTTTAGGTGCTTGCAAATTAATTAATCCTGGGTTAGCCAAGTTAAAAATAACTCTATGCGCATAATACTGATATTCATTTATCGTAGTTCTGCCATATCCTTGCTTATTCTTAACTCCTAACCAATTCCAACATTCATCTTCACTTTTTTTATCTACCTTAGACCATAACACTTCTGGTGTATTTTTAGGTCTTCCTGGATCTCTTGGGCCTTCTCCGTTTTTTCTTCTTTCGTAAAAAGCCTTTTGATATTCTCTATTCTTTCTGCGTTTCTCTTGTAAGTCCATGATTAACTCCTTTTAAAGATTTAATCATATACCATTCTAATTAATCTGTCAACCTAAAGAATCAGCGGAAGAAACCACCGCTCAAGATCCACCCGGCATCCTTCTGTCTTCCAACCAACAAAGAATCAGCGTAGGTAGAAACGATTGCAGGGTTCATGTTTGTGCGCTTGACAGTAGATTTAGACTGCGCTGCGAACTTTTGGATCATAGCAATTTGTACTGGCGATGCCTTGCCGTACATAGGCATTAAACGCTCTGCCAGACACCATCTCAAAGCCATGTTATAGCCTTGTGGCAGATTAATGTTGTCGTTTATTGTGGTGAATTGTTGAAATAATTGATCCACAAATATGTGCATTTCGCCCTGACTTGGGTTGGGCCACACATAAATATTGCCTAAAGTCTCAGTTGGCTCGTAATAAATCGCTTTAGGCCAAGGCCCGTTCAACGTTTTAAGGCCAATCATCTCGTACTGCTCAATATTTAGCACCGAAACAGGATAGTCTAGACCACCGTTTGTGATGGGTTGACCGTTGGAATAAGTGTTAATCCTGACAAAACAGGAATTTAGCCTGAGTGGGCGCTGATAATAAGACTTTATTGATCTGCTTGTTATTGGCGAAGCATAATAGGTATTAAGCAAGTAAGTGCCTGCTTCGTTTACGTTATTGCCTGCGCCAGTTAACATTTGGGTAATTGTCGTGCCAGATGTAATTCCTGTGCCACTTAATGTTTGACCAATCGATATACCACCGCTTTGGATGGATGTGATTGTCAAAATGTTATTTGTAATGCTACCCGTAAAATTAGCGCCAATTTGACCGCCAGGCCCAATGGTGTATTGTGTTTGCCCAGAAACTACGGGGAAAATGATCTCGTTCTTATAGAACACCATCATGTCTTCGTTAGACCATTGATCTAACATATCCTGAAGCATATCAAAGGCATCTTGCGCTGCTTCGGGCGTAGGTGTCTCCCCAGCTTCCAAAGCTCCAATATCTTTTAATGCCCTAGAAATGATGTCAATGGCCTGGGTCATGGGTCACCTTATATATTGGGAGTAAAAACTTGTGGTTTCCAAGGGGGGACAATAGATTTCGACTTTTGCAAAAGCGCCAATTGTTCCTCTAACCTAGATTTTATTACACAAACACCATCTTTGATAGCCTCATTTTCAATCCACTCAGCCACCATTTCCTCTGTCACTTGAGCAAATGGAACATTATTTTGTGGATCTTTAAAATGCCAATTTCCCTCAGTTTCAACTGTGGTTTCACCATCAGACAAAGTTAAATGGTATTTGGCATGGGTGATTATTTCATTTTCACCACTTAATTCTGATATTTCCCATTTGTAGTTCATGGTAAAGTACCTAAAAAAGTTGTTATTGCTTCAGAAGACATTAAATTTTCATCAGGATCATTTAATGCTACACCTTGACTTATGTCTTTTTTAAATTGTTGATAGTCTGTGTTGGCAGGATCAAATGGAATAAAAGCATTATTAACAATTTGCAATACACCTTTAGCCATTGTATTTGTTAAAATACCGTGAATTAATTTATACATATTTTATAACTCCGCAGATGCAAGAAGATTACAAGTGCCACTAGAAAGTTGAACTAAAGTTCCTGGAAGAACTTGAACAGCAATATATATTGCAATTAAATTAGGACTTGTTGCATAAACTACTGGAGTAATGTTATTAAAAGAACCGTTATAGTATTGAAAAGTACTTGTATTTGAAAAGGTTACTGACGGTGCTGTTCTCATTGTGGGTATAAATTTACTAGGTCTAAGTGAGAAAGAACCTCCAAGATATACATTCCAACCATCAAAACTAGATGGCGGAAGGACAGATTCTGTGTAAAAATATCTTTGACACAATCCTAACTCAGTACCATAAGAACGCTGATCAAAAGAAGTGGCAAGAGAACCTAATTCTAATTGAGCATTACCAATTTGAAATGTTCCACTTGTTTGTGCGCCTACACTAAATATAATTTGTAGCCCAGTTGTAGCCGCACTTGGAATACTTATTTGAGTTGAATAGTTAGTTAAAGTAGAAGATACTGTAAATGTTCCAGTAGCTATTTGAGTTGAAGAAGTCCAAACGTCTGTAGAACTAGCATAATAAGCAGTCCATGTTACTGTTGTTAATAAACTATTTGCTATATTTGCTGATAAAGTTACCGTTTGACCAGCTAGATCGTAACAATTAAAAGATTCTATTCTTTGACCGATTCCAGCGCCAGTAACAGATCCAGCGCCAGTTAATTGAATTAAATTTTGATTATTTCCAGCCCCCGAAACTTGTGCAACAGTTACAGTCGCCCCAGTTCCATAAGCAAACCAACGATCCAAAGAGGGATATGTTGCTGTTGTTGTTGGAACTCCACTTCCCGAAGTTCCCGAAGTTCCTCTTTGAGATATTTGAAATTTACCATTAATAAATCTATTTTTAAATCCAAATGTGTTTACTGAATTAAATGAACCTGTAATAGATTCATTTCCCCCAACATTTAACGTTCCTGTTGTAGGGGTTAGCGTATCAGTTACTGCATTTTCATTAATAGCCATGTTATACGTCCGTTGCGCCTTGGTATTGGCTCATTGTTTTTAACACTTCATAGATTGCAGGGAGCAAATCACCCTTTCCTGCTATTTCTGAAATTGATATATTATGACAATTTTCTGCCAAAACTTGCATATTTGATTCTCTAGCCAATTGGTTATAGTAAATTTGTACTCTAACCTCCAAATTATCTTTATTACCATAATAATTTGTAATATGAGCATAGGATTGTGGAGCTGATATTCCAAATTGTGTATTTGCAAGATTAAGTTGTAATGCCATTTTAATAACCCAATTCGTTTGTTTGTATTGTTGCAGACCAATTTATTGTTGTACTAGCAACTCCTGTAACCTTAACTTGTAAAGCCCCATTAGTTGTGTCAGCAACTACTGTTACAGCACCAACTATACCCCATCCTGCTGATATAGCTCCAGATGTTGCTCCTAATAAAGTTACAGTTGGCGTTCCAACCAAAGCAGTTGTTGAAGCAGAAGAACCCCTAGAAATAACTCCTAATATTTGCCAACCAGCTGAGTCTGTTGTTCCTGTGTTATGAGCAGATATTAAAATTCTATATGTATAAACAGCAACTGTACTAGATTGACCATTTGGCAATACAAGTTGGTTTGTGGCACTGGCAACGGAAGTATTGCTTGTTAATGGCGTAGCAGTTGCATTAGTCGTTTGGGTTGCAACTACTAATATAGATGATTGGGTTGAACCAGCTGTTGTTACGTTTAATGGCTGATTTGATGCTGGTATGGAAACTAATCCAATAACTCCTCTAGTTGTTCCATAAGAACCCCCCACAGCAGTTGAATAATTGGCATTTACTAAATTTGTATACCCACCCAAAGCAGAAGATGCAGTACCACTTGCAGTATTATTCTGTCCACCAGCAATTATTGATTGAGCAGATGCAACCATTGTCGCAGCACTTCTACTTGTCTGCCAATCCACCGCATTAGCACCTCTAGCATTTCCTCCTGTAGCAGTAGATGTAGTCTGTTGGGCTTGTAGTGCTCCTGTTCCTGCGGGTTGTACAAACAAAGAACCATCGTTTTGTAAACCAATAGATGCGCCAGTAGCAGAAAAGTTTAATGTTGGAGTTCCATAAATTGCAGTTGATGTGGTTGGAACATAAGTGTTAGCTACAGAACCTAATTCTAGTTGTGCGCCATAAATATTTGTATTTACAAATCCAGAAGCATTGTCGTCTTCTAAAACTGCAATACCTAATCCCGATTGAGCAGAACTTGGTGTAAATGTAAGACTATATCTTGTCCATGTTGTAGTAGCAACAATAGTTCCAAAGCTAGATGCGTCTTTAAGTGATCTAACGTAAAATGTTCTTGTGCCACTAGCAACTTGAACCCAAATACTTAATGTATATGTAATTCCTGCAACTATGTTATAAGCAGTTGCTTGTAAAGATTGATATTGTGATGCAAATTGTAATTGAGTTGCATTTGTACCGCCAAAAGGGTCAGTAATTCCAGTTACTCTTGTAATTGTGCTTGACCAACCAGTGCTACTAAAAGAATTTGAGTTAATTAAAAAATTCTCGCCAGTACCTTTTAAATTAGCAGTCTGTCCTGTAATAGTAGTAAACGTACCTGTAGATGGTGTAGTACCACCTATTACTGTTCCGTCTATTGTTCCACCAGTTGTAACAAGTGCTTTTGTGGTTAAAGTACCTGAATTTGGGTTATATTGAAACTCAGTAGAAGAAGTATAAGCAGTTGATAAAGTGCCAGATGTAACAGAAGAAAATAAAGGATACCTTGTAGCATTTGTTGTGGTGTCATCTGTTATTGTTGTCCCACTTGGTGTGGATACCCAAGTTGGAGCAGAACCTGAACCATTTGATTGCAATAAATACCCAGATGTTCCATAAGATCCATTAAAAGCTACTGCATTGCTTGTATTTATAGTTATTGCATCTGTTGCACTACTGTTTGTAACAAAATGAATAGAGTTAGAACCATAAGTTCCAATAGCTAAATCTGTTGATGCAGATGCTAAATAAACATATCCTGCAGTGCTAAATGCTCCTGTTCCTGTAAAACCAGATGAGTTAATACCAAACTCACCAAAATTTGTGGTAGCTGTGGCATTATTGTTGGATACATTAAAGTTTGTAGATGCTGTAGCTCCAGAGCTAGTGTTTTGTAGCACCATCTGGTTATAGGCATTAACACTAGATTGAAATGATGCCAAAATATTGGTATCAGAATATCCAAGGGTTCCATAACTAAAAGCACCAGTATTAGCAGATCCAGTTGTGGAGCCTGTAGCTACATGGTTTCCTGCATTTAATACAGTAGCTGTGAATGTTCCTGTACTTGGCACATATTGTAGTTTTGTAGAACTTGTGTCAATTGTTCCAGTTGTACCACTTGTAGCAGATAAAAATGCAGGGTAAAAAGTGCTAGAACTGACTGTTTGATCTGAAATAGTAACTGAAGCACTTGGAGTAGACCAAGTAGGTGCTCCAGTTCCATTAGATGTTAAATACTGTCCTGTTGTCCCTGCTATGCTAATTGCCAAAGCAGATGCACCAGAATACACAATTCCACCAGCATTGGCAGTTAAATTAGCATTTGTTCCACCATAAGCCAAACCAATCAATGAGGCATTCCATGTGCCTGTTGTGACTGTGCCTAAAGTTGTAAGGCTAGTAGATCCTATTAATGGTGATGCACCAATTGAGTTATATGAAACTGTTGTAGCAGAAGAACCATTGTAAGTAGAGCCAGATACTACTCCAGAACCACTATTATTAAATGTTAAAGCATTAGCTACACTTGTTGCTTGGCCTGTTGTGTTGCCTGTTCCACCATTTGTGATTGATAAGGTTCCTGATAATGTGACTGCTCCAGTAGTTGCAGTTGAGGGAGTAAATCCTGTAGTCCCTGCACTAAAAGAAGATACATTTGATGGCAAAGCAGTCCAAGATGGCAATCCACTTGATAGTGTTAAATAATAACCATTTGTGCTTGGACTTAAAAATGTTGTTGTGTTTGCAGATGTTTGATAGGGCAAGTACCCAGCCAATCCACCACCCAAATTTGTTGCAGTAGTGGCAGTAGTGGCAGTAGTGGCTGTTGTAGCTGTTGTAGCTGTTGAGGCATTACCACCAATATTAAGACTTGTTGCAGTACCAGTTAACCCAGTGCCAGGGCCACTAAACTGTGTGGATGCTGTAATTGTTGTTCCACCTACAGTAGATCCACTAATTGGTGTCCCAGTAATACTTCCCCCAGTTATTGCCACATTATTGGCATTTTGGGTAGACATTGTTCCCAAGCCTGAAACTTGAGTATTAGATATTGCAATTGATGTATTTGTTACAGATGTGACTTGACCAGATGCATTAGTCACAAATACAGGAACACTTGATGCACTTCCATAAGTACCAGAAGTCCCAACTGGTGTAATGCTAAATTGATAGCTTGAAAGTGTTAATCCAGTTCCAGCAGTATAGGTAGCTGAATTACTAAACTGGCTAAAAGTAATTGGTGTAATTCCAAGTGTTCCAGATTGTGGAATAGTACAAACCCAAGCAGATCCAGATTGAGCAGATCCATTTTCAATGAACAAAAAAGCAGAAACCAGTTCCGCATAGGTGTTGGCATCGCTAGATCTTGCCCATGTTCCTGTACTAGCGATATAAATACCGTTGTTGGCTTGAGTTGTTTGGTTTTTGACTAAAACCCTGTCCCCTGCAAGCGTTGTGTACCCATCAATTGTCTGTAATCCAGATAATGTAATGTTTGCGGTTGTAGCTACTTGAGCTGGGGCTTTGAATGACAATCCCTGTGCAATTGCATCAACATAGGATTTATTGACAATATCTGTTGGATTTACCGCAGTTGTACTAATAGATCCAGTTGTTGTCTGAATATTAGTAAAAATGCCAGTAGATGGGGTAACCAACCCAATAGTTGTGCTATTTATTGTGCTATTTGTAATATTTAAGCCTGATTGGCTTGGATTTACAATAGCATAAAAAGGTTGCCCCTGACCTATAAAAGTCTGAAAATTGCCATAGACGTCAAAATAAGCCTGAACAGGCAGTAGGTTTTGATCAGATGTTAGGTTCGGGGCACTCATTAGAATGATTGAGCAGTAAAGATTAAAGTATCACCAGGAGACATATTTGCTAAAGCACCAGTTGTGATGCTATAACTGTTCATTGTTGCTGTCGTAGTTGTGTAAGCTACTTGTTGCAAAAACAATGTTGTTCCATTGGTAATATCATAACCTTGAACTAACCACCCAGTTGGGGCAGCAAACGGGAACGTAAAAGTTCCAGTATTTCCTGCTGTACTACCAAAAATTACTCTGAAAATGCCGATTTGGTTGCCCAAAACTTGAGCAGTTGAACCGCCAAATCCAGAAGAAACAGTTGGTAAAGTATCGTAAGTCAATACCGCTACAGTATTGATTGTTTGTGTAGATGCTACTTGATTGGTCATGATTGATCCGCTACAGGCATTACATACAGAGTTGTCGCTGCACCAACTGCGCTCAAGTTAAATCCACCAGCAGGCACGGCAATAACGGTTGGCTGAGACATAGAAATGCCCAAGACAAACGATGTTGATGTGTTTCCTGCGGTTGGCAAAACCGCTGCGGGAGCAGTAATGCTTGTAGGATTAAGTGGCGCAATTGAAATAGCAACAGGCGTAGATGCGGTATTCAAAAACGCACAATAGTTGATTTGGTCATTACCCGTTGGGATAACGCTCAAAGAGCTACTGGCAGTTGTTGTAACCGCTACTGCGTAGGTTGGGCCTACGGGACGATAGACGCTTGTATTAGCCATGATTAAGCAGCGTTAACAGCGATTGGCAAGCCTTCAATGCGGTGTACTTTGAAGTCATATACACCAGCAGCAGGGGTGATCGCAGTCGCAGCGCCAGATGTGTTCTGGAATTGGATTGTCAATACGCCTGCGGTTGCTACATCACAATTTGCAATCATGATGTTTGAGGTTTGGTTACCTTGATATTGCAAAAAAGTCACAATATCAGATGGTTGCAGACCCGCAATGTTGAAAGTTTGCAAAGATTGTGTGGAAGATGTGGTTAGCGCAGATGGGGTAATGGATGGAGCAATAATGAACTGCTCTAATATGTTACCCCTGGCAATGGTGGTGCTTGACATGATTTTTCCTTTGGGAAATTAGGTTAATTGTAACTTTAAAAAGAGAAAAAGCCACCCCTTTTGAGGGTGACTTTCCTCAATTTCAGGCTGGATTAGCTGAAATCGTAGCCATACACGTATACGTCTCCAGTCGCTGCTGTTCCAGCTGCGGTGGTTACGTTCACATATAAAGTTTGATTAGCAATAGCAGTCTGGATGGCAGCAGAAGCAGCATCAACATATGATGTACCGAGAACGGTAGTCAATTGTGATGGAGCAATCGCACCAAAAAGGCTAGTTGCTGATGTGGACGCTGTGCTAACAATACCCAACGCTGTCGATGTGGAGATCGAAGCTGCTGCGCCTGCGTTATTGACGTTTGTAACGATCAATTCTTTAGGCATATACGCTGTAGAGTTAACTACAGGAATAGGGGTTAGTGCTGTTGCGTTAAGGTTTACACCCTTGGCTACACCGATAACACGCAACGCTTGATTCGTTGCGATATTACTTGGGTGAGCCGATACTGTGGTTGCTGGTCCTGGATTCACCATTTTATATTTCCTTTAAAAAATTAATTAGGCTGCGATACGGCAAGCAAGTTCTTGGTACAAAGGTGCCCATCCGTATAACACATCCAAACGAGTCGGTATTGAATCGTTGTTAATGGTGTACTGACGAACAACACGGATTGACAAGCCAACTTCTTTATCTGATGCACGACCAGCAAAGTGTACGCCCTCAGGTAGCTCAAGATCGGCTACTGCGAGTGTGAACGCATTGCGGTGGAACAGAATGTTCTGTGGTGACAATGTGCCAGAGTTGTTGAATGGTGTAACTGCTGCAGTTGTAGAAGTTGTACCAACAACGATGGAGTTTTGGAACTGACCACCAATGATAATAGCTGGAGCAACTTGTATGCTTGTAGCTGTACCGTTAGCGATAGTTGTTGTAGATTGAACAACAAAGTTACGCAGTTTGCCAGAACCATATGCTTGACGGTTTTGTGGGTTAGTTGCATAAATGTTAGCAATCTGGATTACGTCACCAGCGTTAAGTGTTGCAGCTCCAGTAGAACCCTTCAATTGAATTGTAGAGTATTGTGCCCAACCGCTTGTCAAATAACCAACTTGGCCTGTAGAAGCTGTGTTGTCAGTTGTCAATGCTGTTGAGTAAGAACCAAATGTTTGGCTCACAACGTTTTGGTCAAGTTTCCAGTTTGTACCAGCAGAATCACGACCCATTAGACCTTTGCGATATTGCTCCGCAATGGCTTCTTGAGGCATGAACAAACCTTTTAAGCTGTCAACGATTGTTGCAGATGTGAAAGGCTCAACGATACAAGCTCTACGTCCGTCTCTTGGTGCGCCTTCAGCATCAAGATAAGCACCAGCTGTCAAGTAGGTGATCAATCCTGTGGGAGGTGTACCAGCAGTACCAACGATGTTAGCAGTCTGGAGTGCAGCCATTTGCAAGCCGTCACGGTCAATCTTGTTAGCGATTGTTGCAACAGCAGGCTTTAGAACACGGTCAGAGAACATGTCAAGGCTCAATGCCAAGTCTTGAGTTGTGAACTGAGTCGCAACTTGGAACTGTGTTGACAATGTTACTGGTGTTGAAGTCTCGTTAAAGTCTTCTACGGAAAGTGCCGGACCAACCGCGCCTACGAAGCGTCCTGGTCTGCGTACATTCACGGTATTACCGATCTTGCCACCAACTACAGCGAACTGGTCGTCATAGTTACGGTCTACTTCTGAAGAAAATGTTAACTCGTTTTCGAGTACCATTAAAGCTTCATTAGTAATTTTTGATATAGTCAAAAGATTATTAGACACTTTAGTATTACCTTTTTAATGTGGATTAAATTGTTACCTAATCTTTCCAGATTTGCGTAGTGCCTTCCATTCATGTATGGACCCAGTAAACTCACCGTTTTCTGTGATCGGTACATCAACGTTAGTACCACCTCGAATCGGATTGATAGGCGCTGGTGCGTTACTCTTTTTCACAGTAGTCTTAGGCGCTTCTGCGGTTTTTTCAAACCTAGCCTCTAACTTACCAATCTCTCTTAAAGCACTTGAGGGGGATAGACTATTTAACCTTTGTGCAACTTCGGGATTCTCAGCCAGATGGTAAAGAATCTTTGGCCCTACATCGCTCTCTAGTATCGAATCTCTTACTTGGTCGGAAACTGTTATATCCCCAGCACTAGCAATCATCTCGTCATAGTCAGGTAGTTCAGCTTTGGCTTGGTCTAACTTGGTCTGCCATGAAGTCATAACCTTCTGGCGTTCTTCGTTTACCTTGCGCTCGGCCTCTACCCTATCTCTCTCTCTTAACGCTTTAGCAGTCGAATATTCTGCCAATGCTTTTGCATACTCAAACGCATCGGTAAAATCACTCGGCCTCGGCTCTTGATCAGTCTGCTCTACCTTTTCAGGCTCGGCTTTCTTCTCTAATGCCTGTAAACGTGCCTCTAAATCACTAGCTCTTTGACGCTCTCGTTCAGCTTCCTGACGAGCCAATTCACGTTGCTTAGTTAACTCAGAAAACCGTTTTTCAAGTTTTGGATTAGGCTTTTTCTCGCCTTCCTCTACTGGTTTGGTTTGTTCTTCTGCAACTGGTTCACTCTGCGGTTCTTCTGCAACTGGCTCGGGGGTGTTCTCAACCGCCTCAGTTACCGTCTCCGTAGCTAAACCTAATTTGTTAGCATAAAACTCGCCTGAATTTTCGCTCGTCAAAATAGACGATGCTTCTTTCTCACTAGACATAGGATTTCCCTAAGAATATGCCCCATGTACCTCATGGGTAAGGTTTAGTCAATATAACTGAAAGTAATTATACTGTCAATTATTGCGACTGATTCGGCATAATGGAACGATCTGCAGCTTCAATCGCTCTGTACTGTTCACGGTTTCTCATCGCAATTTCTTTCTCAAGTCTTGCGGTATCCATGTGATGCAATAATAGATCAGAGATAGCTTCAATCTCGCTCTTATTCTGTGATGTGATCGCCTTGGTATTTATATCGTGTACCCTAGCTTCAGCCATCAATTCGGTATTGTGAGCTTTAGCAGTTTGGCGCATTAATTCACGTTGTGTTTCGGCCTGTTGTTTAACTTGCTCAATATCTTGGCGTTGCTTCATAGCCAGTTGCATAGCTTGCATCTGCTGTTGAGCTTGTTGCGCCTGACCTTGCGCTGCCTTGATCATAATCTGAGCTTCTGGCGGTATGTCAGAGTGCTTGTCAATCTGCGCCATTGGGTTAAGAGCAGCCAAACGGTCGGCAATAACCTCAGCGCCAGGGAAGTCCATGTTACGGAACACCAAGTCGGCAGCAGCGTTAAACAGTTGCTCGTTACCTTGCAAGAGTGGCATCATCGCCTCAACCGCTTCCTGACGTTTAGAGTTGTAGCCTGGGCCTGTTTCCATCACCACGTCATATCTGCCAACAGTAACGTCATTCTTAACCCGACCGACTGCGGTGCGCTCGTTAATTGTGAGTAATTCAGGCTTGCCATCATCCCCAATAATACGCATCATGCGCTCAGTATCGTAAATCTTAGGAATTAGGTCTAATATTACCTTGCCGACATAAGCAATTGACTTGGTTAAGTTGTCGTACAAGTCAAAGTTGGTCAGGTCAACCTGCATTTGCTGACCGTTTAACGCCTTGCCAGACATATTGCCTGGGAGTTGTTGGCTAGGATCATATATCCCGATGATCGTTGCCATGTCGTTATTGATCTCTTGCGCTGCAGCCATCACCCCAGCTGGAGGAGGTTCTGGTTGTAGTCTTTGCGGAGGTGGCGCAGGATTTCCATCAATATCGGTCTGCTTATAGCGCAAAGTTGCCATCGATTTAATGTTTGCAGCAGCCCAGTCCAACTCGTGACCTTCGTCCTGACCCTCTGCCATGATCCATTTAGCCTTGGGAGCAAGCGCAACAGACTCAGTCAGCGAGGTGACCCAGAAGTTATACATTCTTTGGGCATCTTTGGCGTGACGAACCATACCAAATTTCTTACGCTTGTCGCCAATAACAACGTGACGACCGTAAACAGGAATGATCGGGATGTAATATCCAGGCCAATCACGCTCCTCAAGCACCTCTATTGCTGTTAATTTCTTCCATTTAATCGTCTTTTTAACGGATTTACGCTCGTTGACGACAAATAGACCCGCCATCTCCATGCGCTCAAAGAAGTCCTTACCTTCGGCAAACCGTGTAGAACCATCGGAGAGCTGATATAGCGTTGCGGGTTCTCTTACTGTGTACCAATACTCGGCTACTCTTATGTCTTCTCTTGTAATCCATTCGCTTTGCGTGTCTCCTGTGCCTCTTGGCGTGAACGAAGTTTCATCCGCATCGGGATATAACTCCTTAAATATCTTCTTGGGCATCATCGTTGTAATCAAACAACGTTCCTGATCCGACCCATCTACTGCGATGGAATTTGGATCCATGTAAACAGTAAAAGGATTGTCAATGGGATCAATAAAAATCTCTTGGTCGAAAGAATCTTCTCTTATATATCTGTGATCGACTCGCAAATATCCCCAACCCATGCGTACAGCGTAGTTATAAGCGTTATCGTAAGCATTGTCAGCATTGGAATTGACCTCGATGTGCCTGATTAAACCTTGAATAACCTCTGCTTCGGCAGCATCTTCAGATGTATTGGTCGCATGAACTTTAATTCTAGGGCGTTGCTGACGTTGTTGGTTAGTAACTTGACGGCAATACCCATCCAGCTTATTAATTGTCAGAACTGGACGGGATTCTAGGTTACGGGAGTTTTGTAGATCAACTGGCCATTGATCCCCACCAGATGCAAACTTTAGGTCTTCTAAAGCCTCTTGGCGGTTCATGGTGTCTGCATCATTGGCAAACTTTAAGAATTGTTTGGCCTCATCGATGATCGGGTCGTAATCGGTTTCTTGTGGATTTAATGCCATTTATGCCATCCATGATTGTGGTGGAGCATAGTTTACCCTCTTTGGTTGTTTTGGTCTAGTTTCCTGTACGCCCAAAGCTATATACCTAAAAGCATCAGCTCCGTGGGAATATTGGTCGTGTAACGGGTTTTTACTGAACTGTTTGGTGTCTGGATCGACCTCATACCGATAATGTCTCAGGCATTGGAGTCCATCATAGCAATTATCTCGGTCAAAGTAGCAGTTTTGGAATATAGTTCTCGCTGCATTAATAGAGTCTGCGATAGAAGTTCGAGGGATGATTTTGGTCTTAAATCCTGCTGATCTGACGATTTCTTCAATAGATCGTCCGTTTGTGCATCATGTGGCAACCATAAAGTGTCGTAAACATAGCCAAAAGTCTGCATCAGCGCAAGGTAATGCGACATTGTCTGCTGACTGTCCTCAACATAGCGGATTAACCTGATTTCTTGTGCAATAAACTGGACAAACCAAATAGATGTTGAATCTGCCCATCCCAAGTCAAACACGGCAACAACTGGCTTGGTGGGGTCGTACCTGACTTTGGTAATCCTATCGTCCAAATCAGCCATTTGCATTTCTCTGGCAAACACCGCACCGTCCACAGTCTGTCGGCATAAACCTTCCCAAACCGTGTTATATGCCTCTGGATCTCTGGCCTGAAGTGTCATTCGCTCCATGTTTAACGTCTCAGGAAACCAAGGATTATCAGACCAATTAATTTTTTGTACTATTGCGTTATTAGGTGCATGTACTATAAACCGCTGATAAGTGGCATCTGATTCAAGCTCGGGGTTGAACGATACCCATATTTCTGAGCCTTCCTTTCGGATAGTAGGAACTAAAACATCCCACGATCTTGCCGATACCGTTTGTGCTTCCTCTACCCAGCAAATATCAAC